GACATTGAGCCTTCAAAGGTTTTAGACATCTTTTCCATCATACCAGAAAAGTTTTTATTTTTTATTACAGTATGTATGGAGTTCATCATTTCTTCAACAGTTGCCTCAGCAACATCTTTCCCAAGTGCTTTGTTCCAATCTGCTTTTGTGACTAACAAGTCTTGAAACATCATCAATGCTTCGCCTTTTTGTCCAGAGTTGAGTTTTTTTATAGCATTTCCAACTTGATCTAAAGGTTTTCTTGCACCAGCTGCTAAGTCTCCTAAGTCGGTCATCATTTGTATTGAGTATCTGCCAACAGTTTGTAAAGAGTTGCCAAATTCAATAACATTGTCTAGGTCAAATGGTGCTATGTCTGAAAAAGTATCGAGTTCTTTTAGTCTTTGCTTAGCTAACTCAGTATCTCCAAGCATGACTTCAAGTTGACTTAGATAACCCTCCATCTTGCCAGCAGCAGAAACAAAACCTGCACCTGCAATAATGCCAGCAGTCCCTACACCAATGAGTCCATGAGAAAACTTTGAAATAGTTTCGTTCGCTCTCTCAAGTGAGTTCACTGATGAGACTACTTTTTCCATTGGATTTGAGAATTTATCGATTAAATTTATTATTACGCCAACACCAAAAAGTTTATCAAGCATCGTTATTGTTTCCGTTAAATCCCTTATTCACTGCAAAAGCAATCAAATTAAACCAGTTTTCTTCTATCATTTCTGCTTCTACATATTTTTGACACAGATCATCGATTTTCATTTTTTCAGTATTGGAATGAGGTATAAAAGTTTTGACTTTTACCCTCATTTTTTTTAACAAACTTTCTTGAAAATCTTTTTTGTAAGTTTTTAGTTTTTTTTCGATTGAGTTGTTAATTAGAGATATAGCCCAATAAGCACCCTCACGAGTGCTTAGTTCTATATCTCTTCTGCTAAAAAAGAGTCTGTAAGTCCTGTTTCTGCCATGAGTTCGTTGAACAGTGCAAAAGGTAAACCAGGTCTATCTTCAGTTATTTTCGCAAAGTTTTCTTTGTCTGAAATAATAATGTTTTTCATTATGTTACTTTCAACAAAAGTAACATATTCTTTTTTGTCTTTAGTCATTGTATCAAGAGTTGTCTCAATTGTTTCACTTTGAAGTTTTTCAAAATAGAAAGTTTCTTTTTCATTGAAAAGTTTCACTACTTCAATTCCGTTTTCGATATGTCCTTTTACCATTTCTGGCAAAATTTCATCTGTCAAACTCACTGCTTCAACAGTGAACTTTTCAGAAATTCCAGTCTTGTCCAAAATTTCAGAGTACATAGGAGCGAAAAGACCTGGTTTGTTTTTTAATAAAGTTTCAAATTCTTCTACTTTTGGATAAATGATAGATTTTTTTATTTGATTTTTCATCAAAGCGGAGAATTTCTCTCTACTATTTCCAGCAGAAGATATAACTCTTCTTACTTCTGGTTTGGTGAGTTTAGCAAAATAAAAATCACCAAGTCTATTAGACAATTTTATAATTTTTCTTCCTCTATTTTTTGCGTCTATTACGATTTGTGGTATTTCTTTGTTTTTATTCATATTTTCCCTTTCTTATAAACTTCTTATAAAAAAATCAGATGCTTCATTTAAATGTTTCAAGCATTCTGTTTTATTTGTATTGTTGAACGTTGTTTCATTAATTAATTCTTTAATGCTTTCGATTGAAAGAATGACTCTTTCTGCTTGTGCTTTTTTGTTATTTGGTAAACTTTCAATTTTATTTTTTAATTCTTTTATTTTTTTTTCGTGAAACATTTATTCCCTTTCTTATAACATCCCAGCAGGATCATGTAGTCCGCTTGCTGTTACATCTTTTACTCCACCAAGTATATTAAAATCCAATTTTATTGTTTGTTCTCCGTCATCTGTAGAACCAAAACTAAAACCATCAAAAGCAATTTGCATAAGCATAAAGCCAATCGGCGGTTCTTCATCGTTTGCAAAACTAACAACAATATTTGTTGCTTGAGGTTTCATTTTATATAACCCATCTTCAACTTTTGATGCAGCAGTAACCTGTGTCCAAGTTTCTAAAAGGATTTCTAAAGAACCATTGCCTTCGAATTTACCTCTTACATATGCGATAGCTTTTGCACTACCTAAAGCGTAAACTGCTTTACTTGGTTTTTTGTGAGAAAAATCAATCTTTTTTACTCCAAAGATAAAACCCATTTTATTACAAACTACTGAAATATCTTCGTGTGAGAATACTTTTCCATTTATCAACTTTTAAATCTCCTTATTCCTCAAAAGGGTTGGCGTATTTGAACATGAAATTGAGTTTCATATTTTTTATTATAGGTATTCCATAAAGTACCAAATTAAAAACTAATCCATTATTCACAATATCTTGGTTTGGTGGTATTATTACTTCAAAAGAATCTAATTCTTTTGGACTTGCGGATGTCATTGTTGATATTGCAGTAATAATTTCTGCATGTGCATTTGTGATACCTGCAGAGTCTCCTTCAGACTGTAAATCTTTTAAAGCACCAACTCTTCCAAGTCGAATTGCTTTAAAAACGGTGTCTACAATTTCTATATATTTGTAGTCAGATGTATCTTCTGCTAAAGTATTACCTCTCGCAAAATACAATGAGTTAAGCCCTTCGAGTCTTCTAAGTACTACAAAACCAGCATCGTTTAAAATTGTTGAATGTGTATTTGTCCAGCCCTGAGGAAGTTTAACATTGCTTATTGGAAACTTTTTAACTTTTCCTATTGACTCATTAACTCGAGCAGATGCAATAGTGCCAGCCATCACACCCGAGTAATTTCTAACTTGAGAAATTCCTGTTTTTTCTATAACTTCACCATACCCAGCACAAACAGCCACAAATCTATGACTAAAAGATTGTCTTTCTTTTACGAGACTATTTACATAGTTTGAAATGTCTTCTTTTATAAGTAAACTAATTGTTTGTGTCTTTGTTGCATTGTTGTTTATTTCAACAGATGTTGGACTTAATATTTTTGTAATAATCGTGTTTGTAGGAATTCCATCACCTGTAACACTGCAACCTTCAACAAAATCATCTGTTTTTGACAATCCTGTTATTATTTTTGTACTGATTGTAATAGTACCATTTCGCTTTATTGCTTCTATTTTTTCTCGAGTATCTGTTATAAAATATGTTGGTTTATGCAAACTAAAAAGTTCATCTGCTTTCATACCAAAAGTAACCCAATGAAGCGAATCAGTATCTTGACATACATATACGTAACGAGGTGTATATAATTCAAGACCAACTTCAATAGCTTCTATCAATGCTGTAATACCACTCTTTGGTGATATTGTTTTTAAAAAATATCTATCGCCAGTTACAAAACTTTGAGATGGAGTTGTGAAGTTGGCAAATGTCACTACGATTCCTGCTATCTCTACATTTACTTTTCCATCAACGGGCATTGTGAATGGAGACATCCAATTATCTCCTCCATCAATTGATATTTTTGCCGTTGCTTCATTTAATGCACCACCAGATAAAATTTGAATAACAATATCTGTGTCACAAAGACTATTTCCTGTTACTGTATATGTTGCTTTTCCTGTACCTTCAAAAATAATTTCTCTGATTTCTCCTGCAATGTCTTTTTCAGAAGGTATTGCAATTACAATTGCTTCCTCCTGTAATACAGAGAAAAAGTCTTTGATTTTATCTGTTAATCTACCTTCGCCAAGTTCTTTTTTATAGTCTGAGTTTTTCCCAAAAGTATAAATTTTATTTTCTATGCCTTTGGAACACGTACCAACAAAGATATATTTTTCTGCTTTCGTTGGAACTTGCCCAGAAACTCCATCAATGATGATTTCTTGAACATCAATAGTCATTATTCACTACTCCAATTCGTTTTTATGATTTCTTTTTTACCTAAATACTTTGAAGAATAAAGAGAATATTTCGCTTCAAATTCTGATCTTGTAACTTTTTTACCTTTCAGCCAATTTTCTCTCAAAAAGAATTGATGCAAAATAAAAACTTCTGTTTTATTTTTTGTTTTTTCTTCTATCAACTTTTCTAAGTCGAAATATTGGGATTCTTCAATACTCTTTGCTTCCTCTGTATTATTGTTTGTTTCTTCAAGAATGTCAGTTTCTTGTTTTTCATTCATTGTTACTTCCATTTAATCTCTCCTCAATTGAAATACTTTTAATTTCAATTTTTTGTATTTTTGGTACTTCTTTATTTTTATAAGTTCCATAGATAAAGTTTATGTCTATTGCAGCACTTGCAACAGATAGAGAACTTTTGTTGTCAGAATACTCAAGAGATACAATTTCAATCTCTACATACTGTTGTATATTATTAATTGTAAAAATATGTTTACTCTCGATTTCTGAAAAAAAATCTTCCGTCCAATTTTCTACATCTTCTTCTTTTGTGCTTGCAATCACAAGTCTTATAGGTTGTACAATTTCATAAGTTTTTAAATAAATTGTTTGATTTTCTTTGCGTTCTTTTAGAAAAGTTTTTTTTGGAATTGCTTTTTTTGATAGAATTGATATATATGGCGGTGATTTATACGTTGCTTCATCTTTTACAGAGTAGAATACTTTTATTTTTTCAGTCCCTATTATTTTAGATAACATCATTTTTAAATATTCTTTAAACATGTTTTTCATTTAATAACTCTTCCCCACCAATCATATATTTCTTCATCAATTCGTTGTTGCTCTTCTTCTCCAATGCCAATAAATTGTCTTGCCTCCAAATTTCTTTCTTTATAACCATTATTATGAGATCTAGCATAAGGAACATCTGAAGCATCACCAGCGCCAACAACTACTTGATTTTCATTTTCTTTGTATCCAACACTTCTTAGAAGTTTTCCCTCACTAACAAGAATATCAGTAGTACCTTTTTTCTTAATTTTTTGTCCTTTGTATGGGTCTTTTAAATCAGCCCATTTTTCACCATTAGGTCCTTTTTTCTCTTGAAAATAGTCAGGTATTACTTCGTTTGTGATTCTACTCCCAATTTTTTTTAAAACTTTTTTTCGTGCATCTGCTGACATGTTTTCTTCTAAAACACCAATAAACTTTTTTAATTCATCTATTCCCAAAATCTTTTTTGCAGTTCCCAATTAAAAACCTTTCCAGAATTTCTTATTAAAATCTTTGTTTTCGATATTTTTTAAAAAAGGGCTTGATTGTACAATTGGTTTTTGTTCACCTGTATTATTAATATTCAAAATGTCTTTTTCACTATCTCTAACGGTCTCAAGATATTTAATTGCTTTATTATATTTTTCTATAAAACTATATTCTTCTGAATCTTTAGCAATTCCACTAGCACTAACAATATAGTAGATAGCAATATCAGCACATTTGTTTTTAATATGTCCAGGTACAACTTGTAGTGGTATCTGATATTTTGAAGAAAGATAGCCATCAATTTCCACTGTAGCATCTTCTATACTTTTTTGTATTCTTTCAATATATTCTTCTGCAACATCTTCATCTCTACGTGCTTTATTTATCAAAAAATCTTTTTTTACAAAGTTGTTTAAATCCTCAATTGTACAATATCCCATTTTATTTTAGACCTCTCTTATCTCACCACAAATTACATCCCCATCCTTTACACCAAGTTCTCTCACTTTTTTGTTGTATGCTACAAGATTTTCTGGTCCTAAAAACATTATACACCCCGCAGAATAACAACATCCTACTGCTTTACCTTTGTGTTCGTCACTATGTCCAAGGTATCTTCCTTTTCTAATGCCATCATCTATTTGCGTACTGTCTTCTTTGATGTATTGTCCTTCAATGTCATAACAGTCGAAAATTCCGTGAATATCTTCAGTATACGCTCTTTTTTCAACAAAGTGTTTCATCTTGAATTTGCCTGGTGCTATTGTATCATCGTAAGAGTCAAACAAGTTGTAGTTAGATACGGTTTGCATTCTTTTATGTCTAAAAACTTCTTTCCCATTTTGGTATAAAATTAAAGTGTCTAAAGAATTGTTTTTTGAGTTATTCGCTAAGTCATTCCTTTTAGAATTGTACTTATAATCATAACTCTTTTTATTTCTTTCAATTATGATAGATAAATCATCTCTTATCATTTGTCATACTCCTCCTCAATATACTGTTTTTCAAGTAGTTCTTGAGCTTCATCGATTTTTTGTTTTGCTAACTCAGTTGTGTTTGAGTTACTATTTTTTTTGATGATTGAGCTAACACCAATTAATATTTTACTCAATCTGTGCCATAAATTATTCATTAAAAAACTCCTGTTTTTTTCTCTCCACCAAATATAAATCCTACTGTAAAACCAGCACCAGCACCCCAATCAGGATAAAATTTTAAATTGATTTCAGGTGATAAAAATATGTTTTTTATAGGAAAATAATAGAATTTGAGAGAGGCATTTGCATCTAAATATAATTTACTATCTATTAAAAAATTAGCACCAACACCAAATCCCCAACGTGGTCGCCATTCTTTTTGAGTTTCTAAAAAAGTAACATTGCTTTTTAATTGCTCTGCTCTTTTAAGCGATATTTTTCTTGCTGTTTGATAGAGAGTTCTATATCCTTTGGCAATGCTTTTTGCTTCTTGATATTTGCAGAACTTCTCAAACTCATTCATTTGCCACCATGTTTTTTTTGTGGTAGTCTTTTGCCACCACGGTTTTTTTTGAGTTTGATTCTCTTGTTTTTCTTGACAGGTAAGACCAAAATTAAAGACTATTAAACTTAGCGTCAATATCAGTAGCAGTTTTTTCATTTGCTTTCTCCTCCTTTTCTGTGTTCTTTAATACTTCATTTGTTTTATCAATTTGTTGTTGTTTTTTATCAAAAAGTCCTTTAAATATATTCATTGAATTTCACTACCTCCGTTTTTCCCTAAAAAATTATTAATTAAAGGTGAAAATTTTGTTATTGCATTTGTTCCTAAATAAACGCAAGTAATGATTCCCCACCAAGAACCATCGAGTCTTCCAAGAAAAATTAAAACAGTCGCAATAATCCAGACCATTAATTTTTTAGGTATCATTTTATTGAAGAAAAAATCTAATTTTTGAGAGATTGGTTTCTTTTTCGTTGTATTAACATACTCTTCGAGTTCGTGTATTTCTTCTTTTGTAAGACTTGTGTCACTCATGTTATTGTCCTTGCTTGCTCGTTTCTTTTAAAACAATTTTTTTATTCTTTAATAAGTATTCAATTTCTTTTTCAGATAAGACCTCGTCTGTGATTGTTTTACCTTTTTTGTGTTTAATATTGTTTACTGTGATTGATTCTTTTACAATATAGATAATTTTTTCTTTCTTCTTTTCTTCAGCCATACTACTCTCCTTAAATTATGAAACTGCATTTTCAATAAGATAACCAGATTTTCCATCAATAACTAATGACTCTAACGCGTCTCTATATCTGTACATCCACGATATTGAAGGTTCATCTCTGTATCTTTCTACTTTAGGGAAACTTTGTTTTCTAACAGTAACACCAAACGAAGGTTCTTTTAGTGATTCAATTTTGTCTGGAACATACGCCAAAGTTATATTTTTACCCCAAATCACAGTTCTTTCTCCACTAACACGTTTCACCGCTCTACCAACAACAATATCTTTTACTTCTAATATTTCTATTAAGTCTTTTTTTGATAAAACTTTTGTTCTTTGCGAACTTAATGCTTCTTTGAGTTTTGGATGATCTTTTAATGCTCTGTAAGCTTTTCCAGAAACAACCATTGTAATATCGGTTAAAGGATCAACACCTGTTTCATCTGCTATACATTCTTTTGCTTCATCAATGATTTTTTGTGGGTCTGAATCTGGGCTATCAAATTTTGATGTACCAATAAGTTCAGTTTTGTTTGGAAAATTGTTTGGATTTGTGGCAAGGTTGGCTTGTTTTACTTCCATCTCGATAGCAAGTAAATTTCTTAAAGTCGATAGTAATGCTTGCTCTTCTAATTTTAATGTTTTAATTGGTTCTAAAGCTTCTTCTATAATAGAGTCATCAATTCCCATTTCACGCGCAAACTCTTCTATGAAGAAATTCTTAAAATCTGCTTTATCTAATGATACTCTTTTTGTATTTGACCCAGGTGCTCTTCTTGAGTCAGAATATTCAAGCATTTCTCTAAATTTTGCTATTTGTCCCATTGAAACTGGATGTGTTATTATTGGAAATAGTTTAAAGCCTACGTAATCTCTAAGCTTATTCGCGTATGCAAGTTTTGTTAGTAAAGGAACAATCCCTGCATTTAAATTTTTTATAAATGGATTAATTGGCATTTTTTTCTCCTATCTTAATACTACTTCTATTTTGCAAGGTGCTTGACCACCTGTACGAGCAAGAAATTTTCCATCGGCGTTATTCTTTTTTGCTTTTCCATTTAATGATGTGGATATTCTATCTCCAACCAAAATTTCTTCTCCGTCTTCAACTAAAACTTCCACTATTCCCATGTAAATCGCATCTGTTGCAAAATCTTTTGTTCCTCCGTACTCTGACACGCCAAAAACTTGCGTATCATTTGTCGCTATTTTTCCATCAACTGTAAAAAAAATACTTTCTGATATATCTTGTTGTGCAATTACTGTCTCTGATGCAACTTTATAAAACATTATACCTCCAATTTTTTTATATACTCTGTGTATGCTTCTTCAAACTCAATCTTGTTTTCTTCTGCATATTTCATTATTTCTTGTATAGCAGCTTCTTCATCTAAAGATACTTCTCCATTTTCTGAAAATTTCAAAACATTTGGCTTTTTTGTTTTTGCATTTTTTTCTGTGTATCCAGTAGTGGGGGCATCCGCATGTTTTTTCTCTCATATCTATTGTGTATTTTGCTAGAGTGTCTCCTTTTTGGTTTTTTTTGGTTATTGTGAAGAAAGCTTTTCCTTCGTATTCTGTTATGTATATTGGTTTTTTCTTCATTTAGCTTTCTTTGTGTATTTGTTTTAGTGTTCGTGTTTTGTATTTGATTTCTTTTTCTAGTGCTTGGATTATCAGATTTTTTAGTGGCATGTTTAGTTCTGCCGCTTTTAGTTTTAATTGTTTGTGTAAGTCTAGTTCTATTATG